CTCTCCTAGATTTGATATTGCTTCATCTACATATTGTTTGTTAGCTATGTGGAGGTCTGATACAGGGTCATCTACTGAAACATTACCATTTATGATGGTCTGTGGCGTTGTTTGGTCTAGGGTGAGAAGTGTTGGTACAGTTTCAGTAAGTGAGTTTACTGTGATATTGTTTGTTGTGGTAGAACCAACATCAGTTACAGATTGAAGGTCTTGTGCATCAGAGTCGGTACTAACTACCCAATCAGTTCCATTGTACTTTAGAACAGATCCAGAAACTGCTCCTTCTGTATTTACATCAACAATCTCTCCTAGTCTTGTTGTGGGACCACCCGAATTAAGAGTTCTAACTCTTGACTCTCGGCTATTCTCTATCTTCTCAATCTCTTCAAGACAGTATTTCTTGATAGACTTATAATCTATATCTTTTTGTTTTGGGATCTTTGCCAATACAGATTGTATAATAGACTCAGTATCAATCTCTACAGCCTCTGGTAACTCTGGTTTTGGGATTTTGGCAACTTCTTTAATAACAAATGCTTCTATTTTTGAATAGTCAACAGGTTCAGCGTCTTTACCGTCTTCTGGCACACGAATCCTAGACATAATGTCATCAACAAACATGCTCACTTCTTCTTGTGTGAAGTAATCTTCCCCTTTGACTGGTATCTTTCCATCTGTACCAGGTTCACCTTTGTCTCCAGGTTTACCCTTAATAGTTACAACTTCGACCCCTTCGAGTTCAACTTTAACCTTCTTCTCCTTGTCAATGGACTTCTTGATATCCTCGAATCCCTTTTGTTGCATTTGAAACATTTGTTTGTCTTTGTCCATATAAGTATTATACCATTATTTTAATGCTTTCACTTCTGCGATTGCTTGTTCTGTGGATATTGTTTTATCCATTTTTAGCTTAATTGCAATCTCTGCAATTTCTTTTCTAGTTGCATCTTTGTTCTGTACCGCCTTTGCTGCTGCGTTATCGAAAGGAGTATAAGAGTCATGTTCTGCGTTTGTAACTACAGACAAATTGTTTGCTGTTGAGTCTCCTCCTGCTTTGACTGGTACAATATGCTCTAGCTTATATTTCTTTGATTCACTCCAAGGAATACCGAGTTGTGCCATTGCCTTTTTCTTATATTCATCAGAACCTCCTGGTTTATCGTACTTAATCAAGTCAAATCGTTGCATCTCTACCAAGTTTCCTTCTACAATTCCTAGTTTAGCATTTGGGCCTAGTGCCTTCCAAAAGTTTCCATTATCAATCACAAACGCCTTTGACCAATCTCTTACTGCTTTCCATTTTAGGAATGATTCAGACCTATCCTGTACATATTCAGTTGTTCTATCTCCTGGCTGATCTTGTGCTTTGTACTTCTTTAACTCTTTTGCAACATCATCAGATGTCATCTGGCCAGCCTCTAGTTGTTTAATCATCTCCTTAGCGAAGTCTGCTGGTGGTAATGCCAGTCTGTCTTCCTTTTCATAGGACTCAATCTTCTTAATTTCTGCATCAAGATATTCCTTTGCAACAGCAGCACTACCAAACTCGCCAGACTTTAACTTATCCAGAACCTCTTGTGCTAGTTCCTTTCTTGTTTTCTTAACTGGTTGGAATCCTCCTTCTACGTATTCTTTACCAGCAGAAGTGGAATATGTCCCAAATAATCCAGCAAACAAGGTTTCTAATGCTCCGTCAATTATAAAAGCTTTTTCTCCAGATGCTGACATTTGAAATCCTCGTACTTTAGCAATAATAGTATCTATAACCCTATTTAAAGTTGAAGCACCTCCTATACCAGTAAATCCAAATCCCCATTTTATAAATTGTTGTCTGAACTTATCGTAGTTTCCATACTTTACCCAGTTATTTATAGCTTTATATATATCATCCACCTCTCTTACTATTGATATTGGACTTCTTCCAGAACCAGTTTCTTTGCCAGTTATCTTTTCAATTCCGTAGTCTACCAATGGTCCAGCAATTGGAATTACAGATCCTGGTGTGAATAATCTACGTTTTGTAAGTCTAGATTGCAACCAATCAAGTGCATACGTAGTTGAAAGATATACCAACCCCTGCAAGATTCTATTCTTTTTATCTAATGGTAATCCTCCTGGTAATCCAAACACGGTTTTACCAAATCTATAAGCTTCAAATGAATACGTTTGGAATGGTGCCAAGAATCTCACAACCAATGATTTCAGTGCTTCTGGTCTAGCAGACTTTGTATATTCTGACTGTGTTGCTCCAATCATCAAATCAGCATAAGTATCTACAGCAGATCCTTTTAATCCTTGTTTTATTGCATAATCTCTGGCTATAAAAGCAGCATTTCTAGATAATACTTCTTCTACCCAATCACCAGCAAAACCAAGAGCTTTATCAACGGCTTCTCGTCTTGAACCGATAGTTGGTTTTATTCCAGGCTCACCAATATCTCCTATACCTGTTGAAGATAGTGTCTTTGTGGTTTTAATTCCATATGTTGGCAGTGATTGTAGCCACGCTTTATCTGCATCTGATAATCCAAACGAGTCACGTGTACCAGTAATAATGTTCATTCCTGGGTTTCTTCCATATGTTAAAGAAAGAGAAAGCGGTTGAACTGTTGCAGACCACGCAACGTTAAACGCAAGAGCTGCGGTTGATCTTGCCCCCATAATTGCCTGTGCCACATTTCCAAGGAAGTGGTCTTGTGATTCTGGCTTTGTCATTTCTTTTATAAATCTATCCACAAACGCAGATCCTTTCTTTGTACCAAACTTCTTTCCAATTAATTTACCAAATTCATCAAGTTGCTGGTATGCTCCTTCCATAAACATTTTGTTTGAAACAGCGTTTACATATCCAGCAAGCAACTTACCAATATCTTTCTCTTGTTCTCCATACAAATCTCCACCCTTTCTTTCTTTTAAGAATGAACTAGAAAAACCTATCTTTTCTGAAGGTGTAAAGGAGTCTTCGTATTTAATTCTCTTTGTTAAGTAATCGTCAATATGTCCCATTGGAGCCTGGTTAGTAGAAGCTAGCCACTGGTTTACTTTTTGGTAAATTGACTCTGTTACTTTTGTAATTTCTTTGTTTACTTCAGCTTGTTTTGGCGTAAGTTTTATGTCTTTGTTACCAAGCCTATATTCTGCAATTGCTTTTCTATCTACCTTATTTGTATTTCTAAAGGTTTTACCAAGATTTGATTCTATGTCTTGTACAAACTTTATCTTTTGAGCAACTGCACCTTGATAATTTGTATAAGTCTTAACTGCTGGTCCCCAGTCTCCTTTCTTAGCCACATCTTGAATTGTCATGTTATCCAAAGAAAACATTGTGTCTCTGATATTCAAAGACTTACCACCAGCAAGTCCACTTATGTCTCGTGGTTTATAGTCTTCAAAATCTTGCTTTGTTAGTGTTTTTTGTGGTACTCCAGGACCTGGTCTGTTGTTTTTAAGCACCTCCTTACTTAGATCAACGGTTTTGTCCTCAATGATTTGTACATCTCTCTTTACAACTTCATCTGCTATCTGGTCCGCTGTTTGTTGTAGTGATTGCTCTTCTGTGACGGGTGGATTTAGTTTGGCATTAGTCTTGAACTCACGAATAGCAGCATTTACAGCTTTCTCATCAGCTTTTAGTTGTTTTTTTGCAGCAAAGAATTTTTGTATTTCATCTGCATAGTCCTGCGGATAACCACTTCCACCGTTGTTTTCCCACTCAACTAATCTGTCTGAAACTTCTTTAGCCAATTCTGGATTTTTAATGTTATCCAGCTCTCTCATACCGCCCTTTTTAAACAGTGCCTTGTTATTAGGATGATTAAACGGACTTTCCTCCATTGCTTGTTTTCTAATCTCTATTGCCATCTTTTCGTTTTGTAACGCTTGCGGTACTTCCGCCTTAAATCCAACAGGCTTAACTCTCTGTGTAGATAGACCAAGTGCTGGTGTGGGTTCTGAAATATATCCAGGCAACGCTCCAGCAATACCACGCAGTTCTGGGGCATTTGCAGCTGGTTTTAGGTCTGGTGCCAACATTCTATCAAGTGAACCTTTGATTGGTGTAAGTGGAGTTTCTCTTGTTCCAACTTCACCATATCTAATAGCACCAGAAGAAACTCTATCTGCTAGAGTTGGTATACCGTTCTTTCTAAGTGTTCGCATTTCATTATTCAAAAGTGAGAAAGATTCGTTGGACCCATAAGGTTTATCTGGATGAAGTTCTGATGCCGCTTTTCTGAAGTTAGCTTCTGCCTCTGCCATAGTTGACGGTTTTCCAAGCGAAGTCCACGCTTTAATTCCCTCAGATAGTCCTTTTCTGTTTAATACCGCAATCGTACTATTCAAAAATGACTTCAGAACATCAGCACCGACAATAGCATCTAGCGATTTTTCACTAGCCACCCTAAGCCCTGCGATAAAAGGATTCTCTCCACGATCTAGTGCAGCAGACATCTCACCATAAGCAGTTGAAACTGCTGGTGTATCATAGCCAAGAGTTCTAACATCTAATCCTGGGATTTTAAATTCTTTTTGTTTGTCTTGTCTAACAGCATTAAAGATTTCAGTACCAAGCGTAAGCACTCCTCGTGCTGGCATCTCTAGTCCCCTATATACAAATTCCTGTGCAGCTTTAGTTATTGGTGCTTCGTTAGACTTGTATGTTGTAGTTGAGAACGGAAGTCTGGTAGTAGTTGGTTGTGGTTTTGTTAAATAATCAGCAGCTTTTATAACCTGTTGACCTGGACCAATTAAAGTATTTTTTATAATACCAGCAGTAGAATTATCTGGTGCATCAAAAAAACCCTTACCCTTATCAAGGATACCTTGAGCTCCTTTTCTAATTAGGTCGAATGGTGATAACATGTTGTGTTAGTTAGATGCGTCTATCATTGATTGTAGATCTGCTATTAATGAAGCAGTATCTGTGGAGCTGGTTTCCTCATCAGCCTTAGTCAATGTTCCAGATGTTTGTTTATATCGCAAATGTTCTGGTAACCACTGGTCATCATTAGGATTAACCCATCTTTTTGGTGGGAACTTTGATAAGAACTCTGTTCTTGTACCGTTTGCTTGTATGAACTTATCATACATTTTTTTGTAGAAGTCAGGTGACAATTTTCCATCAGCACCAGCATTAGCCTCCATGACACCTTCCATGTTGGAAACTCCTCCTAGGGGATTAGCAACTCCAACTCCAGACAGTGATCCAGTCTTTCCTCTTTTTAAAACAACTCCACCCTCAATTGCACTACTAAAATCGTACGATGTAATTGTACTTGCCATTTTCTTTGCGTACTTCTCAGCATCAGACTTAGCTTCCTTTCGATATGATTCAGATAGAGTTCTAAATTCACTAGCGTATTTCTCAATTACCTTTAGAGCATTTTCATCAGCGTCATTTTGCAGTTTAACAATTTCCTTCCATGTGTCCTCTTCAGATTTTGACAGATCATTCTTAATCTTCCAAATGTCGTTGTCTCTATTAATATCAATATTATCTAGTTGTTCATCTAGTTTTATTTCAACCTCTCTATTGTAGAACTTGTACTTGGTTTGTAGTTCCTGTGACTGTTTCTGATACTTCTGTTCTAGAGTAGCAAGCGCAAGTGGTGCAGCACCAGTAGTCTTAAGTGCCCCCATCTTTGCCAACATTCCTGTCATGTAATTTTTAGCAGCTAGTCTGTTCTCTTCTATCTCATTGGAAGCTATTTGTAATTCGGCATTTGCTTTTTCTTTTGCAAAATCAGCCTGTGCTCGTAAGTTTTCCTTATCAAGTTTTGCCTCTCGTTCCTTAAGCTTGATTTGTTCCTCTTTCAACTTTCGCTCTTTCTCTAGGAATCCTATCTGGTCTTCTGTACCAAAGTAAGCGTCTTGATATGCTTTAGCAATACCATATTGCTGTGCTATTTGCTGTTGGTAAATTTGTTGTTCTGGGATAAGGGCTTCCATAGCCTTTTGTTGCTCTGGATTAGTAATTGCTCCAAGATATTGAGATATTTCCATATTGGAACCTGGTGTCTGTCCTATCTTAGCAGCAATAGCATTAGGATCTCCTCCCATTTGTTTGTACTGGTTCATTGTCTGTTGGAACTCTGGACTGGCCATCGCAGCTTTGAACTGGTCTTGTGTTTGAAATTGCTTTGCGAATTGGTCTTCGTAAGATGTGACTAGGGCTTTGTTTGTGTCCTTTGTAGACATTGATGAGTTCCAGGGCTGATTAGTAGATTCATTAACACGAAATACAAGGTCATCAAATACCTTTTTGCTTCCTGCGATTGTCTGTGGGTCATATCCAAAGGACGTATTGGCAGATATTTGTCCTAACTTACCTTCTTTGATTTGTTGAGCTTTGGCATTGGCTTGAGATTGTGTAAGACCAACAAACTCACTATCTGCCATTCCTTGCAGACCGTATGATTTTGCTAATGCAGACGACTTTGCAGCATTAAGAGTAGGCACTGGTGTATATCCACCATAGCCACCTAATACGTTTCCATATTCAGAAGCAGGTGCACCACCAGCAGCGTTATTAGCAAGAGTTTGTGCTTCTTTATCTGTTGGGACATATTCACCCTTTCCACCAGCACCATAATCCATAGTATTACTAGCAAAAGTACCAGATTTAGATAGTTTCAGGTTAGTGCCTTTGTTCTTGTTGATCATCGCTAGGATGTCTTCGAGTTGTTTTGATGATAGGGTATTTGCCATATTGATAAATTTAATTTTTAATTGCTATATACATTTTAACATTTATATTGAAATAATCTTACTTAATTTGTATAACCTACTTGATTCCTTCGTACCAGAAACCGAATACTGACAAACAGTAAACGCCTCATTCAACTTTGCGTTTGAAAGAGTTATCTTAAGTGCCTGGTTCTTTGATAACATTGAAATTCTCTTTTTAACAAAGGCACTTGCATCTGCATCCGTGTTCCCGATAACAAATTCCTTAGACTTTGTATTGGTTCCATCATTAGATTCTTCAACAATAGTTAGTGTCACATATCCATCCAAGTCCTTGAATAGAACATCTAGGTATCGGTATAAGTTGAATCGTGTAATTTCCTGATCTTCAATTCTCTTGAATGTGACAGATGAATCTATTGGGAATACATTTACTAGAGAATCTGCTGTCCAGTCAATTGTAGCTGTGCCCAGTACCAATACCCACATCACATCGTCCACTGTGCCATCAAATCCGTCAGATGATTCAAAGATAAGACCAGTGAGGCCATTATAAGTTCCTTGAAATACTGATACTCCAGTACCAGCAGGAATTACAGATGTTGTGCCAGTTGTTCCTAGTTTTACAGTCACAGTACCAGTTGAACCTGTAACGTTACATGATACGGCATATGTTGCACCCTCAGTTGCACTAATATCTTTTGAAAATACCTTTGTGGATTGTGCAAGGGTTGTGAAAGACACGTTGTTTCCGTATCTTGTACCAACTGAGTTGGTTGCATATGCTCTAACATAGTAAGTAGTCTCGGCAGTAAGTCCAGTGATATTAGCAGAGTAAGTTCCTGTAGTACCAGCAACAGTTGAAACTGTGTCACTAAGTGTTGGGTCAGTTGTAGTTGCGTACACAAAACCTCTGGCTGATACAGTTGCACCATTGTCATCTGTCACATTACCATTGAATGTTACAGATTCTAGGTCTATATTGCTTACAGCATCTGTAGTAAGTGCTGGAGTAAGAAGGAAAGGATATTGTGTACCAGCACCAGAAGAATATAGGTCTGTTACTTCGTCAGAGGAAAGGGCACGATTCCAAAGACTAACCTCATCCAAAGACCCATTCCAAAAATACTGGTCTGTTCCTGTTAGATTATTACTTCCGACTCTTACATAATTAGTTGCCTTATAAGCAATTCCACCAGTCCAAGTAGTTGGTGTTCCTGCTGACCCATTTGTGTAAACAACAATGTTTGAACCATTGTAAACACAAACAAAATGTTTCCAGTTCCCATCATTAATGGTTGATGTTGATAGTGCTTCTGCGTAGTCTGTATTTAAAACAGTACCAGTATTTTTCCCAACAACAAATCTTAATTTTTGACTTGTTGCACTCTTCATTATCTCAAAACCAGCTACCGCAGTATTTTGTGAATAGCTTTGGAATACGGTTGGGTAATTAGAGCCACTAGCATCTGATGTCTTTGCCCAAAAAGACACAGAAAAAGGACCTGTTGGTTTAAGTGTGGCATCATCTGCGATACTTAAATAGTTACTAGTCCCATTAAACACCGCTCCATTATCAATCTTAGCTGCGGAGAAAGTGACGGCGTTGTTAGTTAGAGTATTTGCACCATGTGAGTCTGCAGCATCACCATTTGTTTCATCAAAAGCCCAGTAGGAAACTAGGTCAGTTAGCAAGCCAGCTGTTAGAGAACCGTACGCTAGACCAGAACCAGAGTTATATAAGGTTGTAATATCTCCTGAAGTTAAAGCTGCATCCCATATGCCAGCTTCGTCAATCTTTCCAGTAAAAAATTCTTGTGCTGGAGAAAAAAGACAACCAAAACTAAGAGGAGATGTACTATCATAAATTGCTGTGAATAAACCAGTTTGGGTTGTACCCTGTTGAGACCCATTAACATAAAAGTCTGCAGAACCAGCAGAGGCTGTATAAACGACAGACAAATGATACCAAGTACCAGTTGATGGTGTCCACGAAACAGATGCGTTAGAATCTGTGCTTCCGTCTGAAAATACGGTTAATTGAATTTTGCCAGTAGAATTATTATAGAATAAGTTGTATGAACGCTGGTTGCCAGTAGATGTTCTTTTTGCAATTAATTGTGGAGAGCCAGTTAAACTATCAAAATTAACCCAACATGCCAATGTCATATCACCAGTAATAGATAAGGAGGCACTATCAACGGCTGAGACATATGCACTACCATTAAACACTGCTGCATTATTTATCTTACCAACAGCATAAGTAACCGCATTAGATGGCTGACTTAAATCATTACTCCCTACTGTATCAGTAAGGTCTTCTAGTTTATAGTAGGCAACTGTTGCAATCTTTAAAGACTCGTCAAATTCGTACTGGTTACCATTACCATTATCATAAAGCATTGCAACTTCGTCTGCTGATAAAGCCCTGTTCCAGATACCTACTTCGTCTAAATAAATAGAAGAATATGAACCTAAATTATCTTTACCCAAATATGTTCCCCCTGCACCAGATGAACCATTACCAGATGCCGCCGTTGTTCCCACACTCGCCCCATTAACAAAACCTTTAATGTTTGTTGTGTCATAAGTTAAAACTAGATGGTACCAGTCGGCTGTTCCAAGTGTTACATTATAATCAACTGTTTGGGCTGCCACACCTGATTTGGTTCTTGTAAATCTTAATCTTCTTGTTCCACCATTGTAATCATAATCTATTGAATATCGAGTGAATGTTCCAGTAGAGGTAGCGTTTTCAACGAAGGTCTGAATTCCAGAACCTATTTCGGTTCTCATTTTTACCCATATTGAGATAGCAACAGCTCCACCATTTATACCTAAAGTAGAAGTGGTAGACAGGCTTTTATCAGTATTAGCAGTGCCAAAGTCCGCACCATTATTTATCAAAGCAGAGGCATACCCGACAGTATTCGTGTTTGTAAGTGTATTACTCCCAACACTATCAGAAGCATTGCCTGATGTTTCGTCTAATTTCCAATATGATACTAAGTTCGTGTCTAATGCCATTATACTGGTTTCATGTTAAATGCTACGTTGTCCCACGTCCAATCAGTACCGATAATCCAACCGTTATTAGCTGGGTCTGTGGTAAACGTCTCCTTGTTAATAGTCTGAATACTAATATCATTCAGGACGGATAATCCAGAAATACCAGCAATAGATTCTGCTGTTAGTACCTTTCCGTCTTCTGTTGATAATACTGTTGCCATAATGTTTATGAGTTAATAATTAATTCTTTAAGTTCAAAAACCATCTCCTTACTCTTTCGACCTTTTGGGTGATGTTTTTGACATAATGTAATTCCATTATTTATGTTATATCTCAACTCAGGATATTCTTTCCAACTTAAGATGTGGTGCGATTCTAATCGCCCAGAACAATCACAATTATTTATTTTACACTTCCAATTATCCCTATTTCTGACGCTTATCATCCAAAATTTGTAATTTGAATCATAACCATGTTTTTCACTCATTTTTACCTGGTTTCTGTCTTTAATCCAATTAAAATGTTCTTCTCCTTTTGCTTTCAAGACCTCTTTTTTATGACAATCTATACATCTTGTATATGTATATGCAGATAATTGTTTTCCACATTTGCATAAAGGCAACCCTCCTTTCCAATTCTGGTTCAAACTACCTCTTTTTAATCTTTGTGCTTCTTTTTTATGCTCTGGACAAGACTGAACACCTGTTAGTCCTTTATTCCAAGGGTCCCCGTTTCCGTTTGCTTTTCTTGTTATCCAACCTTGTTTTGTAATACCCATATAATTTTAATTAACTAACACTGCCAACGGTATTCTCGACATTCGTTCCAATCTTTGTAAACTTGATAAATGAATCTGCTACCATTACTGGTGAAGTTGGTGCAGCAGAAAAGATAATTTGTGGAGTAATTGTTCCTCCTGCGTTCATTCGTATGATACCCTTAAAGTTAATTGCTACTGCAGATGTCGCTGTTGCGTTTACAACAGTTGCAGCAACTTGGTTAACCCATGTAGATGCAACAGTTGCTCCAGTTGTGTTAGCCGCTACATTCTGTGCTTGTGCGATATACTTCATAGAAGTTATGGTTGCACTTCCACCAAGTGCAAACGCCATACCAGTTGTACAGGTTGTTCCTGACTTGTTTATGAAATACTGTCCCTCGAACTGATATGTGGTTGCGGCTTCAACGGTGAACACGTCTCCAGTAGTTGGGAAAGCTGATTGTACAGATGTTCCTACGCCAAGAGCAAAGTCTCCAGCAGGTACGATGGAATATAGAACTGGTGTTTCAAGCAGTTCCTTTACTGTGATTTTCTTCGTAACAGGTGAACCTCCTGGGTCTGAAACGATTGGAAGAACGTCAGTTGTTACTGCTGGAGTAAGTTCTGTAAGTTCTGTTACTTTTACTAATGTATCTGTTGCCATATTATTAAACGTTAACTTCTAATTTTCTTTGTAATGTTGTGGTATCGGAATCTTCTATCTCCCATTTAATGACTCCAAAGTTCGTGTTTGATATAGAAGTAAGGATAATATTATCGACAACAATAAAGTCATTAATTTTAGACTTGTCTCTTCCATTATACCTTGTCCAGCTGTTCTTATAAAGCGTATGACATACAAAAACAGTATTTGTCGTTGTGCTATCGTCTAAAGGAATTGATAAATAAAAACGTCTATTGTGATAACCAACGACAACAGTACTGTAATAATCCTTATCAACATATTTTAATGTCTCCTTGATTGGTTCAGAGATAACAGACTTATTGATACCAAACACGCCAGTCTGTTGGTCAACGAACCCGATGGATCGTACCTCTTTCCCAGTAAAGAACCATAGGTCATTCTCAACCCACACAACGGATTTTCGTGAAACTGCACCATAGGTACCTGACTGTTGCTCTAATTTTGGTACAAAGGCCGAGGCAACCTGGTCATATGTAAACGTAAGTTTCCAAATTGAAATATCTTTGAATATCATCAACACGCCATAGTAGTTCTTTAGATTGGTTATTGTATCAGTACCAATAGGAACAACGAGGTCTGTAGCTACACCTGTCCAATCTGTGGCATCACCAACCTCAGAATAGTAAAGAGTTAGTGGTTCGTCAGTTACACCAGATATAAACATTCGATCTTCAAAAACTTCTAAGATATTACCTTTTGGGGCGGTTGCGTATTCAGTAAAAGTTGTGCCATCAAACTTGAAATAGTTTTCCACGCCATTGCAACCAAACAAGTCGTCATCATAGACCTTAAATCCAAACTCAGCCCCTTCTGTGTAGTCAGTTGTGCCAAGTCTGTACCAAGTCTTATCAATTAAAGAGTAATATTGAAGTTGTGTTTCGAAACCCCTGATTAACCAGAACGTTCCATCTTTTTTCTTATAATAAAACAAAGAGTGACAAAGTGATGCCTCTTTCTTTCCTAGAATAGAGAACCCCTGGTCTTTAGTCAAAAATCCCTCTCCCACAAAATTCATATTTATAGGTACACTTCTGCCCCTAGAATCATCTACATCTATAACAGATTGCAAATCGTCAAAAATTTTAAGAAACCGCTCTTTGTTTGGTGGAGTACTCATGATTGTTTTTTAGTTAATTTCCATAAAAACGTATCTGTAGTTTTATGACAAGATTCACATAATGTTCTACCATTGTCTATAGCAAATCGTAACTCAGGAAAAAGTGAAAAAGGTTTTATATGATCTGCATTAAGTTTCTCTCGTGTTTCCTCTGAAACAGGTTTTGTTCTTTTGTAAACTCCTGTTGCCATATTAAATTAAATTTTGATAACTAAACATTTCACCACCTCGCTGTGGATCTTCCTCATAGTTGGAGATAGCTCCTGTTTTCTTTTTAAACTCTTCTTCATAAATGTCTCTATAGTATTTAGACAATACCTCATCTTGCAGGTCTTCGTATACTCTGTATATAGTTCCGTACACAATCAGTTCGTGTAGGTTTCCATTAATCTCTGGGTTTTGTGAAGTTGAAAGTGCTGTATATGTCGGGTAATACTTTATCACTAGAGATGATACGGTTGTAGGATGAACTTTTATTGCAGCACCCTCAATTGTCACTCCGTTCTCTGTTGGTGTCTGGTCAAAATCAGCAATAGATTTCTCTGGGTAAGTAGTTGTATCAGTGGCAGATACTTGTGGATCACTATACAAAGTACCAAAATCTGTTGGGAGAGTACCTGTGCCACTTGTGAATGTAACAGTGGCTGATTGGACTTGGTCATTGGTGAAAGTACGAATCTTTAATTCGTCATATGTTAAATTGGCATATTCCAATATTGTTGCATCTGCCACAATGTCTGTAGATGCTTCAAGAATCTTCCTCCTTACTGCTGATGTTATTGCTGTTGTTGTTAATGACATGCTATTTTCTTTATCTAATAATGCCTATAGGGTCACCCACAAAAGTGAGTGAACCAAAGGGATTATGCGATAGTTGCTCGCAAAACCGCTCCTCTTCCTCTGTTGCCAGCGAAGACTTTTCGTCCCCAAACAAGCAAACCTTTACAGGTTGACATGAATGAAGTTGGGTCTACTGAAGATGGAAGTATATTTACTTTCATAATCTGTAGGGCCATTGCACAGAAATCTCTAGTACCTGCTACGAACCAGTATCCTGTTGTATTGTCTCCGTCAACAAGTTCTGATGTAAAGACATCAAATCCTGCGATTCTTCCAATCTTTGCACCTAGAACAGCGTCTTCATATGCTGCTCCAACTGCTGGGATAAATTCTGGTGCTTGTAGAAGTGCACCTTCAAAAACTGAGTTTACTACAAGAAATCTTCCTTCTTTTGGTGTAAGTTGTACACCAAGTTTAGTTCTCAAAGAAACAATATTTGCGTAAATATTGCTCTTTGTGACTGCTGTGTGAGTAGCAGCGTTAATTACATATGTTGAAGAAGTCTCTACACCTCCTGTGTATGATGTTGAGTCTTGGTCAGTTATAGTAATTGCTGTTGCTGAAGAGTATGCTGAAACATAGTAGTAAGTAGCTCCACTATCGAAAGATAGTAAACCTCCTACCATAGCTGCTGTGAAAGTTGTTCCTGAACCAGTTACAACTCCAGTTGTTGCTGCTACAGAAATAGTTCCTGTTGAGTAAGCTGTTCCTACGGCGTTGTCTCCGTGTACGTTCTTTCTCATGTAAGCAAGAATATCTGTGTCAAGCAATTCAACCATATCTCTTTTTGATAGAGCTGCATATTCATTGATAGTATCAATGTCATTTTGCAACTTATCAATATCATCGACAACAAACTTAAAGTAATACTGTTGGTCGATAATCAAGTCTTCTTCTGTGGGAGTTAGGTCTTGAGCTACAAGTGTTGTACCTTTTGTATAAGCACTTAAAGTCAATTTACCTAGAGTTCTAACTCGAACTCTGTCCCCTTCGTTTGCGATTTGTCCTTCGTAGTTTGTGTTGGTAACTTTTGTATAAATAGTTTCGTTATACAAAATCTCAACCAATTTAAGCGAGAATTTAATCGGCGTGTTTGAACTTAAATCGTTAGCCATTTTATTGGTAAATTAAATTAGTAAAATTCACTATTTTAACTTTCCAGATTCAAGATCGGCTTTATACTCCTTAGACATCTGAGCGAATTTTGCAGGATTCTCCGCAATTTTGCTCCAATCTTCCAAGGATCGAGATGCGGTTGGAGTTTTATCTCCACCCTTAGATCTCTCTATATCGATCCGACTCTCATTAGCCAGGGCTTCTTGTGCTCCTAAATCCTTTGCTTTATCAAATAAATATACTTTAGATAGATCTTCGAGGATGTCACCGATATTTTCTGGGACGACATCTGCTTTGAAGTATTTACGCTTAAAGTCTTCTTTATTTTCTCTTAACTCTGGGTACTTAGTTGCTGCATTTTCAAACGCTTCGCTCCATCGCCTTTCGTTATACGATTGCTTTGCAAATGCAATAGCTGGGTCACTATAGACATCGTTTTTGACTCTGTCTCTAATGCTGTTCGTATAAGCTATAAGGTTCTGTTGCTCTTGCGGATCTAATTGCTCGAAACCTGGGTATAGTGTCTCTGAATTGTCACTATAGCTAGTGCCTGATTCAGCAAGTTTCTTAAGACGCTCTATTTCTGCATCACGAGATTTCATCTCATCAAGCAGCCTCTGAGCTTCTCTGGTGGACTCACTAAACTTAGTTTTGTAGTCAATTTCCTCTTCGGCTGGAGTAATTGGATTTTTGACAGTGTTCTCTGTTTCTTCCGTTCCTTGAGGGTTAGTAATTTCTACGTCCTCTTGTGGAGTTTGGTTTTCTGTTGACATGATTTTCTTTACCCGTCACATTTTGTTTAAACAATTGTGGTTTGGGAAGTTAAATTAATTGTAATACTACTTTGTCTTTTTAGACACTCTTTTTGCTTTTGGTGCAACAACTTCTTCAGCTGGTGCAAAACCCAATCGTACCTTGTCTGCGTGTGAAAGTAATGCCATATTAGCAGATATAACTTTCAACTCCGCTTCTCCGATAGATTCTTTTTTTAACGCTTCTTGTAAATTCATATATCTATATTATACCATTAATTCTTCTTTTGTTTCCTTTTGTGTTCCATTCTAATCCATTCTGCCATGTTCCTAGTTCTTACTTGGGTTTCGCTCCCTGTCCAATTCCCTGGCTTTCTATTATCGATGTCATTTTTTAAAATAAAGACATCTCCTTTTGCTTTACTTATTGCTTTCTTTGATTTATATCTTGCTGGGGCAGATAAGACATCTGAAGTTACACCAATAACCTTTCTTCTGGCTTTTGTTGCAACGTCCTTCATTTTTTTATTGAATGTTTTTATTTTCATACTTTTGCTTTTAATTTTTTAACTTTACCCTTTGTCTTCTCTTTCATGTCAGCCTGCTTTTGCTTTAGCATATCCGTCATAATCCAATCGACCTCCTTGCCTAAAGTCGAATCCTTTGGCACCTCTGCAACAACATTAAACTTCTCTAGCCCAGGAATTTCTGTTCGTAGAGTTGCAATCATTACCCGTTTACTTTCACCCGTTGCATCTTCTAAGTGGTCTATATCTAATGTTAATCTCATGTTTATTTTATTAAATTGCTAATGTTTCTCTCCAACATTTGTTTCTCAAATTCTGGGCTAAACAAAAAGCCTCGTATCTTTCTTATCATCTCTAATTTCATCTTCAAAAAAACATCATCTCGTTCTGATAGTGGAGCATTGATTAATTTTACTATAGTTTCATCTTCTTGCACCTGTAAAAAGGTTGCAACGTCTTCATCAGTCAGTTTCTTGCCATTTAATCCTTGTTCCCATACTTTATAAGTTTCCTTCTCTTCAGCGTTTAACTCACTATAGTTATCTACTCCAATCTTCTTTAAATATTTTTGTAATATACTCATATTATTGTTGTGTTGTTTGTTGCATTACTTGCTCATTGCTAAAAGGATTACCGTTTGCTTGGCCTGCTGGTGGTTTTGCACCTTCCTGTGTAGGGTCTTGTGCCATTCCCATCTTTTGCTCTTCAAACTGGATGGCCTTGTCTATCTCCTCTCTTGTCCAGTCTCCTCCAAGTTCCAATTGTTTTTTCTTTGCAATCGTTAGTGCGACAGGATTGTCTTGGAATGATACAATTATATACTGTGCTCGTTGTAGAGCAAACTGATCCAAAGCTTCTTGTTCAGCTTTCATTACAACTTGTACCTGATAACCCTCTGGCATTTGCCATGCTGATGGATATACCTCCTTTTTGTACAAATCTCCATTACTTCCTTCTTTATACAATACAAGAGTTCCCTTCACATTGTTATTCATCAAGTCATAAAATAGCTCACCAACCTCTTCCCACGCTCGTCTGTAGTGCTTTGATGATACTGAGTTTCGTCCTTGTGATTGTGATAGGTTCAATTGAACCTCACCAAGTGTTGTTCGTGACTTTGTTTGCTCTCCTCTTTCTGTAGGTGTTTGGGCAACAGATGATTGAATCAAGTCCTTCAAGAATTGAATCTGTGCAGTCGTGTCATTCAACGGTTCAATTCGTACCTGTTGTAATATCTCTGCAGGATTTCCTGGAATACCGTACATACCGAATGGTTTAGGATCAAAGGCTTGTGGTCGGAATGTTCCGTTCATGGTGTTAAAGAAGTACATACCAAAGTTTCGATATGTTCTGTTCTCAAGGTCTTGTGACATGTACATATTCACAACCTTATTGATTGTTCGTACTGAGTCACCCTTTCCATCACACCAGATGTCATTTATATCTGGATCATCAGCCCAAGATACAATTGGTAATCGCTTTATTCCAATAGCGTCCTCAAGTGGCTTGTTGTACAAAACAACCTTATCAGCAGCAATAATAATCAAATGTCTTACAAATTGGTTAATGTCAGCGTGCCATTGTAGTTTGTATGATTCGTTAATCTCAACCAATAACTCTGATGCATTGTAGTCATCAAAGTTTTGAGCTCCCAAGTTTCGTAATCTTTCAACCTTACTCAAATATGCTTCATAAGACTCACCAGACTTAATAACGCCCTCCTTGGAATCCAAGTACATCTTCAATTCCCTCTTGCCAGCAGAATCATACTTACTATTCGCCAATATCTCCCTCAAAGGCTTAAAGATATGTGTTCGGATAATATATTGTGCAGAGTTTAAATCAAGAGGATTCACTCTAGGAGACACCTCAATATCATATGGATCTATAATATCTAGGAAGAAATCACCATTAGAAATACCAGCAATCTTAAATGATCGCCCCTGTAATCCAACAATCTTCTTATCGACATTATCAAGAATGTCTAGCTTCAACTTATCAAAGTAGTGGCCCCACATTTCATCAACAATAATCTCGCCATTTTTATGACGTGCTGTTCTGCCTCGTGATTTGAAGTGTAATTCTGGCGGTTCATCAATCTTGGAAATCCAAGTTTGAATAGTCTCCCGCATAATTGGGAGATTGATTGGTTGTCTTTGTGTTAATCTATTTGTGTCTACCTTATCTCTGTACAGAGAGTAGTTCTCATTCCACTGAGTAAATCTTCGACTTTTGAAGTCCTCCGATTCCCTCTTTTCCTTTGTGTGTTCACTTATTAATTTGTCTTTATCCATATAAAAAAGTTACTGATATACAGTTATTATACCACATTTTATTTTGTCAATACTGTACAAGTAGTTCCAGCAACCACAATCTCATTCGTGTACGCACATTTTAGTGTTACGTGTATCTGAAACACGAACCACAACAGCAAACTAAAGGCGACCAAACCAACCACCGCCATTGCTATCTTGGTCCATTGAATGAAACGTTCTTCTGGCGACATCTGCATAATATTTTTCTTTTTCTTTTTCATTTAAGTCTTTTGTTACACTTTCTATTAAGAAGAATTGTATAAACATCAATCCAATTCCTACCATTATCCCAACTATTATCGCTACTAAGATTATCATTGTTTTGTAAACTCTGGTTTGTTAAAATCGTCCAGCATCTTAATTCGTTCCTCATAAGTTAAACCCATAAACTTATAATCCTTTCTGAAACATACCCAGTACCTATCACTATCGTCATATTGTAGGTTCCTAAGATTAATTTCTAATAATACCCCATTAAATGCTTTTCTTACCTTTGGAATCCACAAGGCCCACAAAAGTAGTTGAGCAACGGCTGTAAACTTCCTAACCACAACACCATCGTCTCTTTTAGAGTATATTTTCAACAACCTCTTAATTTCTTTTCTAGGGTTTGCCAACAGTCTAGCCTTATCTGTCTCGGACATTATATCGTTCAATCTAAACCTGTACGCATTATCTAACTCAATCATGTGAGAGAAGATCTTACCCATTCTTTCCGATGTCATCTCACTCACCTTTAATCGCTTCAAGAAGGAGTACACTAACCAGTCCAGCTCCTTACCCACAGAGTTTCTGTATTGTTCCTTAAGATATATGGAGTTTATAACCTTATCCGACTTATCTGCAAACGTGTGCAAGAATAACTCTAAGTGTTTCACGGGTTTCATAGCCAACAATACCAGTGCTGGTATAAACTGCCACCTTGCCAACAGCATCACGCTATTGATGAAATCTCGCTTCACCACATTCAACAGCCACATAGTCTGTGGTTCCACAAATCCTTTCTGTGGATACTCTGCACCTTGTATATACAACTTCACTCCATCAGTCCAGTCTAACCGTTCCACCCTCACAACTTCCTGTGATTCTCTTGCAACCTGCATAGCTCCATCATCATTCAAATAACAACTCCTTGGTAATTCCAACTTCTGTTCTTGCCGTGCAATCTGGTGCATTGGCTTATTTCTTTTTGGTTTTTGTTTACTCATAGTTTTTATATTAAATTCCAAACTCCTCGTACATGGGGCGGTACCCTGATGACTGTTCTACTCGGTTGATAGATGCCGCTGTTATTGGCTTGTATGGTAGTTCCCATACAGCCAAGGCTAGTGACATCAGGTAATCATCATGCTTTCCGTCTGGCACCTGCATCCTTGTCTTTCCAGAGGGCATTATCTCATAATAACAACTTTCCAACTGCTCAATCAACTCAGGACAGTTGGGTATCTGTATCTTATTCTGCTCCAACAATATCTGTAAGTTTAGCAACAATTCCATCCTAGATTGCTGTGTGAATGTAAACGGTGTAATGTTTATCCCCTTATACAACAAATCATCCAATATCGGTTGCCCTACTCCAGTAGCATCAAGTATCACTCTGGGTTTTCCAAGTCTAAGATACGTAGCCTCTATCCTCGCTTTCTGTAGGTTGTAGTCTATCTGATTGAAAGCCTCTGGCTCCAACACCTTAAACGTAGTTAAATCTATCGGTGTAAGCACCGTCCAGTCGTTTAACTTCGCAAGATCCACCCCTAACTGAAAGAAGTTGGCTTTTGGTTCGTAGGTGCCTTCGTATATCCTTGATTTTACATTCTTAAACACCGCCGCATCACTCTCCGTAAAGGCACACTCCCACTCCTGTTGATACAGTGCGTCTGGCATGTTCATCCGCTCCTCCTCCAGCACCTCCTCAGGTACCGCGCGAGTCTTAGACACTGGCAATATCTCCACGTGCCACTTTGGATTCTTCTGTGCTGCCTTCATCAGTGAGTATGCGTGGTTTTGTCCTCTGGGAGTAGTAACAAAAACCGCCCATCCACCGTTCTCCGCTAAAATAGGAGACAAAAGATTCCAAACGTCAGGTTTCATCAGGGCATATTCGCTAAACACCACTCCAACAGGGTTAGTACCTACAATCCTGTCAATGTTATCAGCACCAACCATCTGCAATATAGAGCCATTAGTCAACTCTATCCTCATCTCCGTCTCATTCTTATCCTTCACGATCTGCGGAGGGAAGTGGTCCAAGAACCTAAACCCATCCTTATCCGCACCAGTCCATATAACCTTCTTCGCTTGGGTATATGTAGGTAGGAAATAGAAATAAGTACCCACTCTCTCCATCATTTTAGCAGGTAAATTGGCAAATATAGTCTTATCCTTCCCCGCACGCCTATGTGCAACGAAGAATATACGCTTAATATCATCACTTTCCCACGCCTTCAGTAAGGGAATCTGATATGGACGTGGTGTAAAGTGGTGTGGGAGGGTTACAATTTCACTCATAAACGTATTATAACTCTTTTTCCAATTGCGTGTATAGATGCGAAATCAAAAATTCCCTAAGTGCCAGTGATTTCTTGGGTCTTGTTATCTTATTCTTCTCATATAGTGAAAAGGTGACTCTTTCGAACTTTTCGACTTCCCTTTCTGTAAGTTCTACCACAAATTTATAATTTTTCTTCATGTTTTATACAATTATCTACTAATAACCCTATTTTATCATCTTTTGTAAGAATATCAAGGTGATATGGAAAGTGAACTTTTTTGTATATTTTTTTGTGATTTTTGAGGAGAAAATGGGCATTATTACACAAAAACAGCAGGAAAAAGGGTTTTAAGGGCCCCTCAAATCTTATACTCAGCTACGTTGAGTATAACATTCGAGAGAGGTAAATTGCAAGTAAATCTATAGTTAGAATATGCGATTTGATAGCTGTCAAGTGGCTTATTTTGGATCTAATCGTGATTTGTACTAGGTTCGGAGAAGGCGACTTTGAAAAAATGGTCTACAACTAAATTGGCCTATTTACTTATTCCTCAAGTAATTCTATTGGTGACATACCCCGTACCCTATACCCTGTACTATATACATATAAATAAACAAATAAAATAAAGGAACACACTATCGTGTGTACTACTATCTATATATAAATAAGAGAGTATATATACTTATGTATCATAAGTACCACATATACAAAGACCATAAAGACAAGGTACTATATACCATATACAATGTTAGTACTCACAACTTACCATATAACTAGTCTATCTCTACATCAATGACCTTATGCCCTTGACTAGGTTCTGTTTCTGTGTCATTGTATTTGATAATGTTTATCTGGACAGCTTGTGCCTTGTGCTTTTTTTCCTCTGAATACTTCGCTTTGGCTAGAGTCTTTGCTATAAACTTTGAAACATCAACTTGAAGCTTGGCAAGGTCTATGTTTTCCTTTTTATCGTCTGGAGTATCAAGTCGCAATTCAATTGTCGCATATCGCTTTAAGTTCTTTTCGCTAGCTTGTATCATTTCAACTGTATTTTGTAATGTTTCCGTTATCCAACTTGGCTTCGCACCTGTTATAGCTCTCGCATAACTAGGTTTAAATCCACTTTCAACTGCTGACTGGTATAAATTACCAAATGTATTTGACTCTGGGTTAGTATAAAGCTTAATACACTTCGCTTGTAATGGATTTTTAATCGTGCTTATTTTATTTGACATATTATCATTATATCATTTAATCTCATTTATAACACTCTACACTTGACAATTCCACCATTCTATGTACTAACTATAAACTGTGTATAACTTTATCGTTGATTTATTCTATCATTATGATATCATATAGTAGTTATAAGAATAACAATAATAATATGAAATATATAATAACAACAACAGACGCCGTTGATACAAAACTACCAAATGCCCTTTATGATGTAGCAGATAAAGAAGATGACTTTGATAATTATGATGTAGCAGATTTATATGATGACTATGAAGCAGAAATAGTTTTGGGGATTTATGAAGCAGAAAACGAAACAGAAGCAAAAGGACAAGCAATAAAAGAATTAGAACAAAATGAATATTCTAGTCATAACATTGATTTACTAGCTTATGAACTAAAATAATATGATACACGACACACAAAAAAAGCATATAAGACTAGGTAAAGAAGAATTATATATTCCAACCTTTCACCACCTAGCAAAAATGATTTTAATCGCATTACTAATCGCAATAGCAATAGCACACCTGAACATAGCACAAGACCAGTTAAACCTAAACAAATGTATAGCATTTAACACCACAAGCGACCAAGTAGTTAATTGCTATTTTAACAGCTAGTTATCAGTTATCAAGCCTTTATGGGCTTGAAATACTGCTCACAAGCAGGAAAATTAATAAGTAATATATACAATATGAGTTATTACAAAGACATAGTAGAACAGGGCGATTATGTAGAAAAAGTTTTACTAAAAAAAGATGTATACAGCGAAGAGTTTTTGACAGCTTTTTATCAAATGTTAGAGAAGTTTGTCAATGAATACGACGATATGAGCCAAATGACAGCAATACAACAGGCGACAGCATTATTAGAAACATTTAACGATATGTAATATGGAAAAAATTTTACTAAATGTGTTTTATGAAGATACAACGAGGAAATTTTGGAGTGATAGTTATATCAAAAACAAGATTTTCAATGTAAAAAAAGATATAAATTCTACAATAGCCGACGCTTTATATGAAAATGACTTTATGGAAATGTCATATAAAGGAAAACCCGTATCAACAATGTATTGTGATACAAAAAACGGGGAAACAAAAGCAGTTGGGTATATTTACAGAGTAAAGACAGAAATTGACGGAAAGAAAGCCTATTTTGATGCTTGGGTGGAGATTAACTCCGTAGAAGATTATAAGATTAAAGAATTAATATGACCTACTACATAACAGCACAAGACCAGAAGAGCAAGGCGATAGTATCCGAGCTAGTAGCAGGAGAAAGCGAGAGAAAGGCAATTAACTTCTTTTTGGACTTACAAGTATCAAAGTACTGGGAGAGAAGTATAAAGGACTTTATTATCAGAGAAGTAGAACTAATAAATTAAATATGGAGAATAAAATACAACACGACCATAAGTGCGACATCTGTGGAGAACCAGCAACCATAAACGCACAAGAAACAACAATATTCTACGAGATAGACAAAGACGGAAATTTTAGAGAGTACGACCAGAGTTGCAACGGAGATAATGAATTTTACTGCGATAAACATAAATAATATGAAAATAACATCAATAATAGATATTGCTAGAAACTTAATACAAGCAATAGAGGAAGCAGGAATTGACACCGAAAATATCAGACACGAACTTTTTGACCTAGAAGAGTGGGCTAGAGAGGGGAAATTAGAAGAAAGAATAATAGATTAAATAATATGAACAACGACCAACAAATAAAACATTACCTGTATTGGATTATGAGAACAATGGGCTATATTACAGGCACAAAAGAAGAGATACAAAGCAAATACAAGGAGATTATGGAGAACGAATTATCAGAGGAAGTGTGCAACGAGATAGACGAGCTTGTAGCACATATTAAACTTAACTATTAAATATGCAAGTACGAGAAATAATACCACTAATAGATAAAGGCCTTACATACGGCCAAATAGCGACCAAGTACAAGGTGTCAGAAGCCACAGTCAACAGGTGGGTAAAGAGATTGAGAGAGGCAGGGTACGAGATCAAGAATAAAGCAGGAAGAAAGCATAAGCCACTATAAGTTATCAACAGTTGACAACTGGCCACTCAATTTGGTACTATGTACGAGCAAGCCGTACATAGCATCTAATGGCTAGAAATAAGGAAAAAGCACCTCTCTCATCAGGTGCTTTTTTATAACTCTCCAAACTCTTTTTCTGCTATCTCATCAAGCTCATCATCTTCTTCTGAACTAGCACCACGATTTTTAATCTCATCAAAGTCTTTCTTCTTTTCTATTCTACGCACAAGGTCATAGTCCTCCTTGTTTACAAAAGCCCAACTCAATCCTCGTCCCTCATCACTCCCAGAACGATCCAGAACTCCGACAGCAGACAGGTTTTGTAGGAAGTTTCTTACAATTGTAGTATCAAGACCAACCCTGTCAGCGATTGCAGATGTAGAAAGCTCTCGGTCAAACTCCACAGAGGCCAATATAGACAGGCACTTTCGCTTTTCTTCATTCGCCAGAGAGTAGCCACACCAGTCAATTGTAGAAAGATCATTTTCATCAAGCTCCATAGAGCCAGTATCGTGAAGTTTCATGAGCATAAGAGCTTTGACAACTGTTGCAAGTTGCATAGCAACACGAGTGGGCTTTGCAGGTATTGGTATTCTGGTAATCTTTTTGTCAGAGGTAAATTTGTCCGTGTGTGCAACTGTTCTAACTCTTTCAGCAAAGGAGGACACCTCAATAATTCTCTCAATAATATATTCTGGTATATCAAAATGTTCTGTTGGAGCATTGACCACTACATCTTTTATATATTCAGCGTACTTGTCAGCTAGTTCTTGATCCAACTCACGACCTATCTTGCTCCTAGTCAGAGCTAGTCGAGTGGACTTGTTGCCGTCAAACTCTTTCATACGATAATAGACAAACCTCTCTCCCATTTCCGAGGCCTCCTCAAACATAGAATATACAGAAGGAGTTGAACCAGAAATAACACCAACATAACCCTGCCAACGCAGAGGTTCTGGCGAGTTTCCAGCGTGCTTGATCATCTCTCCGTCATATACCATACGAAACTGAGATAGAATTGCAGACTTGCTTTCTGAACTCTTGGACATAAGCACAGTCATATCTGATATGGCCAACATTCCGTGATCTCCTATCTTCTTCAAAAGTGATACTTCTCCATCACCCTTTTTTTTCATAGCAGAGAGCAGAGTGTTCTCGGTCATATCATCAAGTCTATGTATAAATTTCCTGTCGGTCATTGAAAGTGGACGAATGATCTGGGACTTTCCACCAGACGAAGCTCCAATGATAATAAACCAGAGAGGTTCACCTAACTTCAAACGAGTTGCAATTATAGAGGCAACGGACATATCTATAATGTTAGTATCTTCTAAATACTGGTACTTCTGTATCTCGTTTTTTAAATCTTGCAGATTCATATCATTTTATTTAATTCCTCAACAGCCGTCTTGAAATCACAACCATTCAACTGTTGATAAAGGTCAATGCTATCGGCAACTTTTCCACAGCCGAAGCAGTAGCAGGAATTAGTTTTTTTGAAATAAGTAAAAGATCCAGTCTTCTCATTATGATAAGGGCAACGAGCTTTGTCATTTTTAAACTCCATAAGATTTATGGCTGGGTACATTTTTGCATTTGAAACATTATCAGAGGAAAATGTTTGTTGTGCTTTTGGAAGTTTGTTTACTTTTGTATGTTCTTTGATAAACGCCTCGTGGAAAAAAACAGACTGATACAAAGCAACACGACTGCTTCTGTCTTCTTTAACGGCTTCAATGGTATTTAAACTTTTTGCTGTCTTTAATAATGAATGTAAATCTCCACCAGAAACAACATAATCAGAAATGTCCTTTATGTTTGCTCTATCTGGAATTAATAGTATTTTTGCTTGTGGTATAAAGGACAAAACTTTTACCATTCCATTTGCCCCAGCTTCATCATTATCAAAACAAATAATAACTTCTTTATCTTTAAAATATGTTGCCCATTCTTCTTGAAAAGATAATGCTCCACCTGTACTCGTAACTGCAGGAATATTATGCGACCAAGCAACAAGGCAATCTTTTTCTCCCTCACATATTAAAATAGTTTTGTGTTCTTTGGCTTTGTGCATTCCGTACAACATAACCTTTCCACCTTTGTCATACCAGTATTTTGGCTTGTCATCTGATAAAGGATTTCTTCTGTACTTATTAAAAGAAAAATTCCCGTCTATATCATAAACGGGGATCACTATGTCATCAGTAAAAGAAATATTAAAGTCCTCTTGAACTTGTGGAGTTATCTTGTTGGTATTTAACCAATCACTAAACACTTTATGAAATTGCATATAAAAATTATACCATATTGTATTTATCCACAACCCCAAACCTGTGGAAAACTTTTGATATGGTATTATTACTAATAATGTTATATCAACATCAGAAAGATATTATAGATAATAATAAGTATAGAACTGGCCTTTTTATGGGAACAGGATCTGGAAAGACTTTAATAGCACTTCACCTAGCACAAGGAAAGATACTTTGCATTACTCCAAAGCTACAACGAGAAGAGCAGAACTTTATAAGAGAAACAAAAAAATCTAATTTAACAAAAGATATAACCCAAATTTCAAAAGAGGACTTTAAAAAAGTTGCAGGAACTCTGGAACAATTTGATACAGTCATAGTTGATGAGGCTCACACAGTTGCAGGTGCAACTCCAAATGTTAGATATGTTAAACGAAGACCAATTCCAAAATGCTCACAAACTTTTGACTACTTGATAGATTATCTTAATCGTAAACCACCAAAGAGATTATATCTTCTCACAGCAACTCCAATCAGATCTCCAATGACAGTCTGGGCGTTGGCAAAAATTCTTGGTGTTGACTGGAACTTCTACGAGTTCAGAGATACCTTTTACTTTTCCGTAAAGAATGGGTACAAGGAATTTTTTGTAATTAAATCTGATGACGAAAGCAAAGAGCGACTTGGTAAGGCCGTCCAGAAACTTGGATACACAGGAAAGTTGGAAGATTACTTTGATGTCCCAGAACAAACTTTCAGAACTGTTTTTGTTTCAACAACAAAAGAACAGGACAAAAGACTCCGAGAAATACAAACAGAATATCCAGAACCAATTGTACTTGTTGGTAAAAAACATCAAGTTGAAAATGGTGTTTTAACTGGTGATGAATTTTCTGCACCAGAAACTTACAAAGATGAAAAGATAGAGAAGCTACTAGACTTCGCTTTGGAGTTTCCTAAAATGGTTATCTTCGCAAAGTACACAGCACAGATTGAAAAGATAAAAGAAGCATTAAAAGATTATAATGTTAAAACCTTGCAAGGGTCAACAAAGAACCGAGATGAAGTTATCAAGTCAGCAGAAGAAAGTAAAAATTGTATAATGATAATACAGTCGCAAATAAGTGCAGGGTTCGAGCTTCCAAGTTTTCCTGTAATGATCTTCGCTTCAATGTCTTATTCTGTTGTGGATAGGATACAAGCAGAGGGCAGAATATTACGAGCCAACGCTTTGAAGAAAAACTTGTACATCACTCTTGTTGTTAAGGGTGGTGTAGATGAAGCAGTTTATAAATCAATACTTAACAAACAGGATTTTAACGAGCGTATATATGCAGAAAAAGGAAGCAAAAAGTAGCATAAAATTTAGACACTGGTTAATGGCCAACCCCCAGATGACTTGTGCCTATGAAATGAAAGACACCAGAGGCAAGTCATCATTCCCAATGAGCGAGTGGAAAGAGGCACAGGAGATCTTTGCAGAAGCAATCAGATATGGAAAGAAAGGTGTACTCATCAGAACCGAAGGGGTCAAAGGACTTCCTGACTATGTTTATTTACATAATGCTCCAAGCTATGTAGTTATCAAATATCCAAAGGGATTTACTATTATCTCTGGGGACGCACTGGCTCTGGAAAAGAAACGAGCAGACACCAACCTTCTAACCTATGGCCGAGCCAAAGATATAGCAATCAAAGTAATAGAGTAAAGACCACCCGTGAAGGTGGCCTTTTACTTTGTGAGTGAAGATAATTAGTAATTTAGAATTTTCCTTCTGGTGCTAGGGGATCTTCCTCCTCTTCTTCTGGTTTAGGAGCTTCTGATCCACCCGCTAATCTATCTTCATCTGTTAATTCTTTAACGGTTTTGTTACCTTCTGACTCTGGAATGTTTGTTCCATAGAATGAAAATACTTTTGCACCGTTTTGTCCTTTCTTTTGTGAAGGAGCGATTTTTTCTAGTTCAATCCTGATAGGATCTCCAACTCTAAGGTTGTCTGTTCCAGCCAGAACGAAACTTAAATCTTTTACCCCCACATTGATAAGTGTTCCGTCTTCTTGTTTGATAGTGATACCTCTTTGTGATCGGAAGGCGATTGACTTATCGTCATTCAATTCTTCTGGTCTGAAAAAAGCGTCTGCTACGAAACCTTCTACACCGTCACCAATTGGAGCATCTTTCCAAGATTTCCAGTTGTCCCAAGCGATGTCTCTTGGCCGTGTTGTTGAGTGCTTTTTTATATTTTTGATGTCAAATGTCATATGTTTTATTGTTAATTTCACTCACTTATAAAGTGTATCACACCTATTTTTGATGTCAAAAAGTTATCCACAGGCACTCCTTTACAAGGATTTTATCTGGTGGTAATGTTAAATAGTACCGTTAAGGTACATTAATAATACGGACATATGACATATATACTACCCCGTCCATACCTCTCCTATTCTGCATATAAATTGTGGAAAACGAGCAAGGAAGGATATAGGAAGAGATACTATCTTAATGAAGATCCATTCAAAACAGTAGAGACGATGTTTGGAAATAAGATAGGAAAGATTGTAGAAGATGAAGAGCATTCAGACAATGAAGTTCTTTCTCAACTAATCAACTATCCAGAAAAGGAATATAGAATTGAGGCAGAACACAAAGGTCTTAACCTTTTGGGATACCTAGACCAATTCAATCCTGAAACTTTATCAATCTTGGAAATGAAAACAGGACACAAAAGCCTAAAGGGAAAATCTCCTTGGGACAGAATCAAAGTGCAAAAGCACGAGCAACTTGTTTTCTATTCCATGTTGGTTGAATTAAAGTTTGGCAAAGTTGATCCTGTTGCAATCCTACAATGGTTAGAAACAGACTTTGAGATTGAATCACGAGATGTCATGGGTCATAAGGTTGAAGCCTCTACACGAAACTTAATCTTGACTGGGAACATTGAAACATTCAAAAGACGAATATATAAATGGGAACGAGAAAAGATGAAGAAGGAAGTATTACAAGTCGCAGAAGAAATAACTAAAGATTACAATGAATACAGAACTACTACAGAGATACTCTGAAATTAAGAGAAAACTCTCTGAACTAAAAGATGAAGAAGATTTATTGAAGGTTGCAATACTTGATGACATGAACACTAATGGAAAAAAGAAAGTTGAAACTATCTTTGGAAAGTTTAGTGTACTAATACACAAGTCATATATATACCCAGAAGCTGTACAACTAGCAATGTTAAGAGCAAAGGATCAGGGTAAATGTAAAGTAAAGCAAACTCCATATGTGAAGTTTACTGCTAACAAATAATAATATGAAACACATAATCAACGAAGTTGTAGATGAGTGTGACACAAAGGTTGCTGATAGAATCATGAGCCAGATATTTAATCTTAAAAAAGATCCATCCACTTGCCTATCAGAAAAAGAAGACATTTTAAAAGCAGAAATTGAAAGAGATAGAATGAATGATGACGGAGAAGATTATCATGAGTATGTAGATAACAACTTATAATTATGAAACAAAACATAATCGGTGACACAATGTCACCACAAAAAAGAAAAGCAAAGTTTAACGAGATAACAGAATCACCATCAATGTACTTCGCAACAGTAGTAGTGATGACATTAGCAGGATTATTATGGGGAGTAATATTATGTACAATATGAAATACACATTAACAAACAATATAAAAATATATTTAGGGATAAAACTTTATCAGATTAAAGCAGAGATTGATT